TGGGGTTGTCCACGTTCAGGCGCTCCCAGTGACGGCGGCCGCTGTGCTCGCCCGCGATGACTTGCATCTCGAGCTCGAGGTAATGGCCGGTGCCGGCCTTGGTGGGTTTCACGTCCGACTTGACAATGATCATGTCGTAGCTGCCTGCGGGCAGGGGCCCGAAGGTGCGCGGTTGCATCGGCTCGACGGTGTTGGCGTTGAAGTTGAAGATTGCCATCGTTTTTCCTTAGTTGGCGGGGGTGGTGGATGCTGCAAGAGCAGCGGCGAATGCTTCCCAATCGAGGGGCATGTTCTTGAGGCCGAACCGATTGCCGCCCATGTGCGCGGGGTGCGGCTCGACGTGCAAGATTCGTTTGCCGGTGGTGCGGGCTTTGATCTCTTTGTTGCCAAAGCCTGAGGCCGTCTCGGTCGTGACGATCTGGTAGTTGGCCCAGCCGATCACGTCGGCCCACTCCTGCACCAGCGCGGCGGCGCGGTCGTGCAGCTTGAGGACGTACTGGTCGTAGCCGTCGTGCATCGGCGACTCGAAGTGCTTGATCTTGTCGTGCGCGATCAGGATCACGGCCATATTCTTCTGCTGGCGCAGCTCCTCGAAACCGCTGAGCAGGTTGCGCCACTCCTCGGCGGCCGCGATGTAGCCCTTGCCGTAGCCTGGCGCTTCGATGCTGGCCCACTTGTTCTCAGCGCAGACGTGCGCGTGCAGCAGGGGCTCAAGCCAGTCCAGCGAGTCGAGGAACACAGAGTTGAAGCCGTGGTCCTCCTTGAGCAGCGTGCCGATCGCGGAATACACATCAGCAAGCGATTGGCACAACGGGAAGGCCGAAGCATCGACCGCGTCGGCGCCGTCCTCAGTGAGGATGCCGACCGCGTTGGGGGCCATCGCGGCGAATGTCGTCTTGCCGATCTTGCCGGGGCCGGCGATCACGATCTTGGGGGCGCGCAGGCGTTTGGTGCGCGAGATGGATGCAAGGTTAAATGCCATTGGTTTTTCTCCGATAGGTTCGTGTGAGCCTGGCGTGTGCGCTCAGGCGAAGTGATTGTCGATACCCGACGGGCTCGATCAGGTGAGCGAACTTCTTGGCCAAGCCGCCCCACGCGTTAACGTGGTGAGGCTGGCCGATGCCGTAGCGCTCGACGCAGGCGCGGAAGTCCTCGAGCGCGAACTCCTCAGGGGCCTCCGTGCGCAGCCACCATTGGAATGCGAGCCCGACTTCATCGGCCCACGCGGCAGCGTTGTCCAGCACCTGCTTGATGCCGGCATCACGCAGCTGTTGCCCGGTGTTCATTCTTTGAACACCACCTTGACGCCGGTCTTGGCCGGCGTGACCGTGACCGCCGGGGCAATCTGACGCCAGGCATCGGGCGAGTGCTCGCGCAGCGCCTTAAGGATCGACTCGTCGGCCTTGACCTCGGTCTTGATGGGCCGGGCCTCCTCGGGCCAGTTGGCGGTGAGCTCTTGCAGCTTGGCCAGGTCGGCCTTGTAGGTCAGTTTGCCGGTCAGCGAGATCTTCACGCCCTGGGGCGTGGCGAACGTCTCCGAGCCCTCCTCGCGTGCAGGGTGCAGCTTGATGATCTGCTCCTCGACCTCCACGCGCTCTTTGCGTGCGGCGTCTTCCTTCTGTTTGGCGATCGACCACTTGAGCGCCAGCATGTCTATCTGTTCCATCATTTTTTTCCCGTTGTTTTGGTGGTTGGAGGCAAACAGTCTTTTGGAAGATCGTCCGATCTCACAAATTCAAGGGTTGTGAAACGATGGTTGTTTGCGCACTCATAGCGGCGGCGTTTTGTGTGATCAGACCGAGTTCGTGTTTCCAAAACGTCAGCCCAGGCGTTGCAGCGAGGACAATTCATTGTGAAAGCCCCATCACTAAGCATGCGGCAAAACAAACGCCAATGAAAGCAGCCAGCGCATAGCCAGCCCATCGTTCCCAAGTCGGGATGCGGTAAGCCATCGGTCGCACAGAGGCGTAGCCGTAAGTGAAGGTGCAGTCCGCAAGCGTGCGGGGTGTGGTGATGTGGGATGGTTTCATGTTGTGGGCTCCTGTCATTGTTTGATCTTGAATTGGTCGGGGGCGTACTCGTTCCAGATCTTGCTTGTGGGATCGACCTGGGCGCGGAGCCCGAGGATCTTCTGGCTCATCGCTTTGCCGCGTGACCAGGCTGTGTGGTCGTCGCTGTAGTCGTAGAACCAGTCGTGGGTTGCGAGCAGTTCGCGGTAGAGCTGTTCTCCTAGAGTCATCGTTGTCCTCGTTAGTTGTTGGCAATGGGATGATTACAACACAACGATGCGAAAAACACAACGTCCAAGCAAAAAAGTCGGAATTAGTAAAAACCCCAACAATTTCAGGATGGCTTGATCCATAGCACAGGTGAAGCCCAAACAATGTTCACGTCAGTGATGGTTTCATCACTTGGCCACAGAATGATGTTTTGACTTTCTTTCCTGTAGCCCTTCCTGATCATGCCCATCAACTGCTTGCCATCTTTCGTAGCGCAGACGCAGATGTTGTCCATGTGGTGCGTTGGGTCGCTCTGAGCGGGGCTCACAAAAAGCAGCCAACCATCTTTGATGCTGGTGTGTGTGCGCACCTGGACTGCATATGTTCCAACTGGACAATCGCCTGGCCCAATCACAATGTCGTGCGTTCCGTGAGGCATCGCGGTGATGTTTCCATACGAGTCCATGTGAGCTGCAATCGGCACCTTGCGGACGTCTTCTGTTACGTCAATGCCAGCCTTGCGCATGACCTCAAGCAAAGGCACACCAAGAATCATTGAAATTTGGTGTGCTTCGTGCGGCGTCATTTTGCGTCTACCGCGCAACATCAGCGACACGGCCGCCGCGTCGAGTTCCAACATTTTGGCCAGCCCTCGTTGAGAAATTTTCTTGTCAGCCAATCTGTCTTTGAACCACAAAGTATCCATGTGCGCCTCTGAGTATGTGAGGAAGGGCATTCATGTTGTCATATTCTCTCTGTTGAGTCAATCTCAATACCCGGATCGTACAGGATATTAGAAATCTTTGCGCGTTGCCGTAGATACATTAAGATGATGAAATCGCATCAACCCTTTGGGATTAAAAAGTGACCATAGAAACCATCCACACCCACGATCCGGCGTATACCGTCATCGAAAAATTGGGCGGTAAGAGTTTTGTTGCCGAGCAACTGAGTCTTGATAAATCAACGCTTTCCAGGTGGTGCCAGCCGAGGCCGATGGGGACGGGTGGAGTTATTCCGCAGAAGCATTGGGCGCGCTTGCTGGAGATGGCCGCAGAGCAGCGCGTGCGCATCACACTCAAGGAGCTGGCCGCGATCGAGGCTTGATCATGGTGTACGAAGTGCAACAGACCATGACCAACAGCGACTTCCTTGCCGAGGTATACGGCGACCTGGGCGACAACGAGTTCGGATGGATTACCACCTTCCGAGCTGACCCCGGCAACGCACCGCCCCTGGTCTGGGGGGGGCGCTTCTACAAGGGCACGACCAACCAAGCAGCCCTGATCGACAACGCCCAGGACGACAACGCCTACTTCTGCACCGCCGTGCTGCAGCCGACCGAGGACGGCGAGTTCTTCCGGCGCAAAGACTGCTTCGTACGCCTGGCCGTGCTCACGCTCGACGACGTGCCGCTCGAGGAGGTCAGCAGCTGCTCCTACGCGCTGCAGACCAGCCCAGGCAAGCACCAGGTGGGCATCTTCCTGGACTGCGACGACCCCGACACCTACAACCGCCAGCTGATCGACCGCGTGATGTCTTCGCTCGCAGCCCGCGGGCGCAGCAACGACGCGTCGGGCAATGCGTGCGTGCGCTACGTTCGCCTGCCGATCGGCACCAACACCAAGCCGCGGGCAGCCGGGCCGTGGAAGGTGCAGATGGTCGTGTGGGCCCCGAACATCCGCTGGACCCTGGCTGATGCCTGCGCAGCGTTCGGCATCGACCTCGACAACCTGCGCATGGCCGCGGCGATCGACCGCACGGCGACGAGCTCCAAGGGCTCTGGCACCGGCACCCATGCGGGCGAGATGATCGTGGGGCTGACTGACCCGCAGCCCGAGGCTCGTGCCTACCATGACAACATCACTCGCCTCGCGGCTTCGTTGATTTCCGGCGGCATGTTCCCTGGTGCCGCCGTCGAATTTTTGTACAGCCTGATGGACCAGGCCAAGCCCTCAGCGCGTGATGAGGAGCAGCTGCGCAGGTGGGAGCAGCGCCGCGCCGAGATACCGCGTGCGGTCAAGAGTGCCGAGAAGTTTGCACCAGAAGAGCGCAAGGCCCCGCAGATTACCGTCAACTTGGGGCTGTCACCAACCGAACAAGCACCTACCCCGACGAGCGGCGACCTGCAGCCCCTCGACTGGGCCACTCTGCAGCACACAGAACCCGAGCCCACGCACTGGCGCGTCGAGGGCTGGCTGCCTGAGCGCACCGTCACCCTCCTGGCCGCCAACGGTGGCGTGGGCAAGTCCAACCTAAGCCTGCAGATGGGTGTCGCTATGGCGACAGGCAGCGAGTTCATCGGCGTGCCCACCAAGCCCAGCCGCGTGCTGGTGATTTCCGGCGAAGACGAAGGCCGCACGGTGCACTTCCGTGTAGCCAACATCTGCCAAGACCTGGGCATCACTTTGTCCAGCCTGGCCGACAGGATGATGGTCTACGACATGACCCAGACCGACTGCGTGCTCTGGCGCGATGGCAGCCCGACCGAGCGCATGCAGTGGCTGGCCGACACCGTGGTGCGCCACCGGGCCGAGGTCGTGATCATCGACAACGCGAGCGACGTGTTCGCCGACAACGAGAACGACAGGACGGCCGTGCGCGGGTTCATGCGCAGCCTGAACCTGATTGCGCACGGCACGCGGGCTGCGTTCCTGCTCCTGGCGCACGTTGACAAGGCCTCAGTGCGCGCTGGTGCGGGCCTGGACTCCAACACCACGTTCAGTGGCTCGACGGCCTGGAACAACTCAGCGCGCAGCCGGTGGGCCATGGTCAGGGACAACGACACCGTGCTGCTGAGGCATGAGAAGTGCAACCTCGGCCCGCTGCAGGACGAGATCAAGCTCGAGTTCGACCCCATGGCCAAGGTGTTTGCGCGCCTGGGCAGCAACCCAGCCCTGCATGCTGCAGCCCAAGTGATGCGAAATGCGCAACGCGCTGAGATCATCAAAGCAATCAGCGCCGCCGTGCGTGCTGGGCAGAACCTGAGCCTCTCGGTCAACGCCAACAACAACGCCTACCGCGTCCTGAAGAACTCGCCCAACTTCCCACGCATCGACCGCAGCGACTTCTTCAGCCTGCTGTTCGCGCTCCAGCGCGAGGGCCTGCTGGCCGAAGAGGAGTACACGCACGACCGCAAACGGTTCAGGCGCGTGGTGCTCACCGAGGCCGGGCAAGCACGGGCCGCGCTGGGATCGGGTGCGCCACCGGCATGGGCGCAAAGGGAGCAGAACGATGAGTGATTGGGGGTGCGCCTGCTCGCGCTTGCTGTGCGCCTGCTATAGCGAGCGCACCGGGCGCAGCAGGCAGGGCTTGGCATGGCCCCGCCGCCCAGGCGGGGGCCAAGCCCCTGCTTTTGGGAACTTTCGGGGGACAGAAAAAGTGCGCCTGCTCCCGCTCTGTAGGGGTGTGGGGAGCAAGCGCACGCAAAAGTGGAGAAAATGAGGACATGATGAAAACGCAACAACAGGACGTCGGGAAGCAGCTGCAGGACGCGGTCATGCAGGCGGCGTTGGATGCTGGGGATTCATCCAGTAGGGGCGGTTTAACAAACCTTGAGAAAACTCGGGTCGGCGACGGCACGCCGGGGCCGGGG